ATATGTCAGATATAAAAACTGGATTAGGACTTGACCACGATAATGAAATGAACCACCATATAGACAATAAAGCACTTCTTACAACAATTGCGAACAACACAGGTGGCACTGCTGGTAGTAAATCTTTACGAGCACGAACCACAATTGCTGACGCAGCAACAGAAACATTCTTGAAATGCGATGGTAATGGTGTTCTTGAAGTATCATCCACAGGTGGTGGTGGAGAAGCACAACTCAACGCTTTTACTGATATTACTGACGCAAATACTAAGACAAAATTGTTATGCGATAGTGCTGGGCATTTACAAGTAGACGTTTTAAACCACCCTTCTGCTATAAGCGGATTTGCTTTAGAAACCACACAATCTGCTATGAGCGCTAAATTACCTTCTGCTTTAGATAGTGATAGTTTAAAGGTTGCTATTCAGAGCGGAGCGACACCAGCAATAACTGGATTTGCTTTAGAAACAACACAATCTACAATGAATGGTAAAATTACTCAAGGATACGACACAACTATCTCAGGTGGCGGAAATGGGCTTCAGCAAGTTTTAATATATGGACGAGAAAATGGTGGCGATTTAAGAGCATTAGAATGTGTTGGTGATAGACTTATTGTAGATTGTATTGAATTATCACCTACTGGACCACATACACCTACTTCTTTACCGAGTGTAGCAATTCACGGACAAGTAGGGACAACAAGTGGATTTAAAAATTTAAGAGTCGATACTGACGGACGATTAGAAGTATCTGAACCAAATAAGACAAAGACAACAACAAGATACGCAAGTCAGTCTATAAGCGGTAATGATTTCTGGGCAGTAGAGATTGACGCTTCTACAGCACATAAAGTTCAGATTGTTATAGAAAATGATAGTCTTAATAACTTTCTTGTATATGGATCTGACGCTACAGGGGGGACATTCATACCAGTAAAAACAATTATGCTTACAAGCGAACAAGATAGTAATGCTTCTACTGTAAACATAGGTGAAGTTGTATTAGACCCAGCACCTAAATTTATTAAAATAAAAAATGTATCTTCTACTGCTGGCACAGCAAATCTTTTAGTGACTACACAGAAATATTAAGTAGTTCGTTCAAATATGGTTATTTTTTTTATAAAGTATATATATGGATAAAAACCAAGTTTTAGAATGTATGTATCTTTACGAACTATCAGACGGCGAATCGGTTTACTATGGTTTAACTAAAAATATCCAGAAAAGACTTTACCTTCATAAGAGTAAAGGCAACCACTGTAGAAGTAATACTATGGACAAAGACAAAATGATAATAAGTATTATAGAAGAACTAAAAGATTGTTCATATTTAGATTGTCTAAAGAAAGAAAGTGATATGATTAGAAACAATAAGGATAAATGTATAAACTATCAAGTATCATATCAAAGTCCAGCAGAAAGAAAAGAATATGAAAAAGAATACTATCAGCAAAATAAAGAGCATATTATGGCGGTTCACAAAGAATACTATGAAAAAAACAAACAGAAATGTAGAAAAATGTGTCTTGAACATTATTACAGAAACAAAGACCATTACACAGAAAAGTTTGTATGTGCTTGTGGCGGCAGATATACAAGGCGACATAGGTCGGATCATATGAAATGTAAAAGGCATATTGACTATCTGAAAAAGGTGTCTGATTGTAAGTCATTTGATACTTAATATACACAGACTTACAAACAGACACCGCATATTTTTTATATATTATATTTTTATATTATGGGTGATTTTAAGTTAAAATCTATTACAAAAAGTGATAAGAGTGGTAAGAAACTTGTTGCTAAATTTATAAACAAAAAGACTGGGCGTGAGAAGAAGACATACTTCGGTGCGAGCGGTATGAGTGATTTTACAATCAACAAAGATACAAAACGCCGAGCAAGATACAGAGAAAGACATAAGAAAGATTTGAAGACTGGCGACCCTACACGTGCTGGATACTTATCATATTACATACTGTGGGGTAATACAACAAGTCTGCGATCAAATATCAGTAGTTATAAGAAGAGATTTAATTTATAATAATAGTATATATGAGTAAGAAAGTTCAACCATTACAACCTATAGAAGAAGTAATTTATGTTGATTGTAACAGAGAACATAGTCAATCTTCAAATGCTGACGAAACAAATTCATGGACATACAAACTGAATGAACCTTTGTATCTGCCGAAAGGCACACAAATAAGTTTAGACAACACATTTATTAATCTTAAGGGTATTACTGGCGGATCTATTGAGATTGAAGAAGATATACTTGAGAGAGTTGACTTCGGATACTACATTACAGAGAACCCACATTTTACACCTATAGCAGACTATTCAGGTGTAGGATATAATCAAAATCAAATGAGAAGCACACTTGCTGTAGACCTTGAAGGATTTAGACATTATTTTTCACGAGCAGGGCAAGGTGGATATTATGGTGCTGATATGGACGCAAACGATATACGTAATTTTATGGTAGGGCAACATTTCGATTCAAATAAAAATCAAGGTGCTGGGACATATAATGCTATGAGTATTGACGATTTTCAAAAAAATCATTTTCCGTATTTTTCAGCAAATGGCGGTTGTGAATGCCCACTTATGCTTATGGATCTAAATACTGTAGGGGGTAATGAATGTTTTACACCAGTAGTAAATAGTGTAGCAATTTTTATACCGAAGGGGATATATGGTGTATCACAACTTGCCCAGCATATAGAGGACTTTTTTACTGGACAGCATTTCGTAATTGACGAGCAGGGCAATCTGGTTCAAGGTGACGAACCTAAAACAAATGGTATGAGAGTTATAGAGAAAACTGATTTTGAAAGAAGACAAGAAGAGGGTGTAGGTGATTTATTTGCTGCTGGACAAAGAAACCAGTTCTCAGGTGACGGTATGCCTATTAACTTTCCATTACTTAGAAAAATTGCTTGTATGGATACAAGAGCAGACAATCCTAGATTTGATAGTTTCAGAAGATCCGAAGACGGCATAACACTAGATAATAAGCATGCCTTTCTTAATATGGCGGTATTTAATAATCAAATGAGGATTTTAGAACCAGTAAGAACAAATGGACAGCAAGCAACAATTGCTGGGGCAATCGCAGGACAAAACGTATCAGGTGACGAACAAACAGCAGCAGTTAATAATTTTACATTAAATGGACTAAGAGGGCAAGGTGGGGCAACACCACAAGCAGTATATGCTTTCATACCACCTTACGATTTCGGCAACGATTATACTGACGATCAAGGGGCGGTTCACAATCAAGGGCAAGCAGATAGTGTTGTAACTTGTAACAATTATGCTACAGGTTCGGGGTATGCTTTTACAAAAGACGACACTGGTAATGAATTAGGTATGGAAGTAGTAAGATATATAGGGACTACAAACTTTCAGTTTAAATACAATACAGACACAAACGGTTTTGAAGTAATAGGACTTCATAACCAAGTTGTAGGTGCTTCACACGATACGCAAGGCAACAGTAATACAAATGCTGGTAAAGAAGTTATAAGAATTAGAAAGTGTCTAAACAAATTCAGAAATGAAAAATGCTACAAAAATTTTAACGCTGACGGTATAACCGACGCTGGTAATAACCTAGTAGGTAATGCGAATAAGACACAAAGGACATTTAACAGAAGAAGAGTAAAATTAATGAAGGCACTCAACAAACCAGAAACAAGAAATAGTGGTATTATGATATTTAACTGGGCAAGACGGACTTGTGAAGAGCAAGGGGATTTGATACGAGATAATACTGTTGACTATGCTGGTTTCAATAAGTTTACAAGATTTCATACATTCTTTCAGAGTGAAAAGACAGCAAGAAAAGCATGGTCGACTACATTATGGGCAAGATTAGGTTTTGAGTATGACCAGTTCGCAAATCAGAATGACTATCCTATTAATAACATATGGGATATACCAAATAACTATCAGGACGGATTTGCTGGACTTATTGACACAAGGGACTACGGATTTACAACAAATACAAAGATAGACAATAGTTACTTTCAGTCTATATCAACACTCAATAACCCTTTGTCAGTTCAAAATCCGCCACAAGGTTCAAGCAAAATGTCTGGTGTTCAAGTAGGCAGTCTTGTAGCAACAGCGTCAACAAATCTCGGACTATTTGAAGCAAACTCTCAGGGCAGAATGTATAGTAATTCTTTATACAGCGAGAGTTTAGTATATGAAATACAGATTGACGACGTAGGTGGTGTAAAGGCACAGAATTTACCACAATTGACAAAGCACAGTTACTTTTTAATAACAAGTGATATACTAGATAGTTATAAAGATAATGTGAAGGCGGGGGATCCTATGCCTTTACTCGGTGTTGTCCCTAAAAGCAATCTGTCAAGTCAAGACTTTATTGTAGCACAAAATCAGATACAGCAAACAACAACTATGGATAAACTTGTAAATAGTATCAAAGTATCAATCTTAAATCCAAATCTTACAGCACCTACTTTAGATCCATTCTCAAGCGTTATAATAAAGATTGTAAGACCGAATGTTATACCACCTTCATTATCAGTCGCACCGCCCCCGCCAGAAAGTCCAACTGACGCTACTGATTTACAGAATGAATAGTCCTTATATGGGACTTACTTACAATCAGACACTTTTTAATAAATTTAATATGGTAAAAAAAAATATTTATATATAGTATAAAAATGAGTAATCCAGTTGCCAAACCAGTTCAAGAGAGTAGCACGCTGCCTAAAGGTATGCCCGCCCAAATGAGTAGTCAGTCAAAGTATGTATCAATTATACCAGAAAACGCACAGACTTTTAGAGCAGGGCAGAAGATTATATATAATTTAGAACCCGAACTCGGATTTGTTAAGGGTAAAGACAGTTATTTAGTATTTGACGTTCTAAACAACTCTGGACGTGGGACACAGACCGCAACCGCCCAGAAAAATCTCAGAACAGAATTAGGCATGGCGGGGATTTCAAGTCTTATTAAAAGAATAAATATCTATTCAAAACACAGCGGACAGTTACTCGAATCACTAGACAATTACAACCAGTGGGTTCACACACAGATACAGTATGAACACGACGATCATACAAATCACCAAAATCTTGAAGGTTGTCCTAAATTTTTAGAGAGTAAATGTGCTTCAAATGTAGCAAACTCTGCTGACGCTTCTAAGAGTATTAACAACAACAAAAATCTTTATGCTGACGCAGAGAACAACAGAATAAGTGCTTGTAATGAAACAAACCAAGTCCCTATGTATACTTCAACTAGATTTATAACCCCTTTGAGGTGTGGTATATTCAGATACTGGGACGACGAGAAACTTGTCCCCATTCTTATGTTAGGTGGTTTAAGAATTGAAATTGAACTTGCCCCAGTCGGTGAGGCATTAACACTTCACTATACTGGCGGACGCTGTGTTGCTGATATGGGTGTTGCCGCTGCGAGAAATGAAGGACACCTCAACGCTGACAATATGGGTAATGGACAGCGTCTAGCAGTTGCCAATTTAAGTGCTGGGACAGACAACTTTGTAAAACTATCTTTACAGAACAACGTAGACAATCTTGACCGATTGAATGCTTCAGGACTTGCTGTAGGCAATAGAGTAAGAGTTTTAGGATTGAATGGCGGTAATACTGCTACAGGGACAATTTCAGCATTAACAATAGACGCAAACGGACGAGTTAATGTTGCTATGAGTAACTTGCCTGCTGGTGGTGGAACTCAGTTAGGTAATGCTACAACAGCAAACTCTTACTTAGAACTCTTAACTGGAACTCTCACTACAACTACTGTTGACTATCAAATTACAAACACAGAGTTTAGATTATTAAGAGTATCAGTCGGCAACAGACCGCCACAGAATATGAATTATGAATTTACAACATATGATTTGTTTAAGGATACTATCCCACAGACACAGTTCAATTTCAATCAAGAAGTTACTTCAATTGCTTCTAAGGCACTTGCTATATTCAGTATGTTTGAAGACCCACGTAAAAGTGGTTCAAATGCCCTGCCTACCTTAGGATCTAATGGATATTATTCTGGTGTTGCCGCTGGCGAGGCAGGTGTCAACTTCAACGACATAGTTTACTTTATTAACAATAAACTTATGCCTCTTAATGCCTATAACGTCAATCCAAAAGGTGACAAGGTTATTACATTAAATGAACTTGTCAAAGCATGGTCGGCGATAGGTGTCCAATGTAAGTCACTCGGATCAGGTGAATTTGCTGACTTAGATATTTACACAAATAGATTTATGATTGCGAGACAACTTGCCCGTGACGGATCGGTATTTAACTTACAGAACGCAGAACCACAGATTAGACTTACATTCACCGCAGCACGAGGTAATGACGTCCACGGTGTTGCTTATGGTAATCTTAATATGTTGACTTATGTCTTTTCTAAACAGATTATTAATATAAGTGATAGTGGATTAACAATTACAAAATAAGGTGTCTGATTGTAAAACTTTGATACTTAATATACACGGACTTACATATAGACACCGCTCAGATATAAATAAATAATTCTACAAAATTAAAATGTTATTGTATATTATAAAATGCCGTTTAAGAAGATAAACTTTTCTATGTCGCCCCTTAATGACAATCCAGCAAGTTTCTCAAACAATCAGTTTCAGAATGGATTTTCACACTCAAGAGGACAACCCACAATCAAGTTCTCAATCCCCGCACAAGATTTACTTTTAGATACAACAAGTCTTTTCTTGAGTGGACAAGTAATTTTTCAGAACCCTACACCAGCAATTATACAGACAACAGAAGCAGCGAAAGCAAACTACAACAACCAGAACAACGCAAATGTTACTGATAATACTCAGACAAACTATAATGGTTGGAATGGTATATCAAGTGTTATTGACAAGGTAGTAATACAGAGTAAGAAAACTAATCAAGAACTCGCAAGTATTATAAACTATTCTCAGTATGACGCATTAAAGACTGGATACAGTTACAACGAAGAAGAATATAGACAAGTCCCACTTATGCGTAATCTTGCTGGTGGTGCTAATCACGGTAATATCTGCCGTCACCTTGTTAATAGTGCTGAAATAACAAACGCTGCTGCTACGGCGGGCAATCAGTCATTATTTGGTAGTTCTAATCAGAATGATAAATTTTACGGACAATTTTTCAGTATACCTATAGACGTTGCTTTACTACAAAATCAAGCACTACACTTAGGTAATGGATTTGTCGGCGGTTTAGTTCTAACACTTCACCTTAATAACGAAAGTTCTGTATTCTTTTCAAGGCACAGAAATATTGACACAGCACAGCAGACAAACGGTGATTTAACTGGATCTACATACACACTCAAAAACCTCAAACTTGAAGGCAAATATCTTACACCTACACCACAAGATTTATCGTCATACAATCCTAATATCTTACTCAATTCTCGCCAGAACCTTATTAATGATATTGTATCAAGTGAGAACAGTTCTACCTATACACCACAGTTACAAATGGTTAAAGGTATTGTCAACTTATATCAAGACGACAATCAAATCAATAACTTTGATATGAACCAGTTTTCATTCAGAAGACCTATGGGTATGATAGAGTATGCTCAAGCAAAGAATAATGTGCGATTTCCACAAGACTTTAGTGTTAAGACTTTACCAAACCCAGAAAGTATTACAGAAAACACTTCTGCTGGGCAGGGCAACTTTACAGCACGTGTTGCGAGAACTGGTAGTGTAAATGCCCTTAACCGTCATATGGCGGGCATGCTTGTTGCCGATCCAGAAATGAGATTGTTATTTATGAAGTCACTTATGGGACGCAAGGTAGAACACCACTCAGCAACACTTGAACTATCAAAGGATAGTATTGTAGCAGACTACAACTCTGAAATTGCTGCTGGTGCTGCGGGGACTGGTATTAATGTTAATGCCGACCTTATGGGTGTCGGTGCTGACTTTACAAACGGTATAGGTATGGTTCAGAATTTTGTAAACCAAGACTACGAGTTACGTGTTAAGAGTGCCGTCAATAGTGGACAGGCAGACCAACCTACAGATAGATCAAATCGTATTGAAGTTCAAGAAACATTTATCAGAAACTTTAGTCAAATGAACCTTAACACGTTACAAAAAAGTATGTAAAAAAAATCTAGTAATATAATATGGAAAAGTCAAATGTCTCATACAGAGATTATAGTTTAGATATATATTATCCAGTAAACGTATGTGATATTACTATAAAGAATTTGAAAATGGGTAAACTATTCAACAGAAAGTTATTGAATATATATGAAGAGTTTTTAGAAGAAGGCAATAATGCTATATATGTTGGGGCATATTTAGGCACTCACGCATTTATAATGAAACACATTATAGGCGGTGGGCAAATGATTTTATTTGAACCTCAACCACGCATAGCAAAATGCTTAACTGAAACGATTGTAGAGAATGATATAACTGGCGTTGAGATTGTAGAGAAGTGTGTAGGTTGTAGCAACGATACATGCGACTTTTTCTCAACAGATAATAGCAGAGCAACTATGAGTTTTCTCGCACCCAGATTACACAACAGAAGTATTCTTAAGAAAGAGGTTATATGTATTGACGATTGTATTGAAGGCAAGATAGACTTTATGAAGATTGATTGCGAAGGTAGTGAGTTTATGGTTTTAGAAGGTGCTTTGAAAGTTATAAAGAAGTATAAACCTACAATTGTAATATCAACTGACAATATAGACACACTACATAACTGGTGTGCTGAATTTAATTATTACTATGAGAAAATAGTAAGTAGTTATTTTTTATTAACAAAATAATTTTCTAATCTTATCTATATGGTTAATTTATCTTGTTTATGGATACAAGAGAGTTTAGACAAAATCAGCACCGACTGTATACGTTCATGGATTAAAGTAGGATATACTGTTGATCTATATACTTACTCAGATACTTTTACTCATAATTTAGGTGAGTGTCTGAATGTATTGAATGCGAATGAAGTTCTACCGTGGGCAGAAGGGCAATACGAACACGTAGCAGACTTGTTTAGGTTTACTCTATTCAAAAACAACAAGGGTAAGCGTATAATATGGTTAGATACAGACCAGTTTTTATTCAGACGATTTCCGACAGACAAAAACTTTGTAAGCAGTCAGAAAACGCCACAGAGTGGGGCATTCAAGTTAGAGAAAAAGAAAATAGCGAATATAGGTGTTATGAGTTTTGACGGCACAGAGAAGATTGACTGGGCAAAGATTATGAATGCTGGCGGCAAACACACTACCTTTCAATCAAAGTATCTGAAAAGATATGAAAGAGAAATAAGTAAGTATGACGAATTGATTCTGGATCCTGACGCATTCTGTCCAGTATCTTACCAGTGGGCAAAAGATTTGTATACAGAGACTATGTTTCAGAAACAAAAAAAGTTTGACATATATCAAGCACAAATGGACGACATAAAGAATGAAGAACACATTTACGGTGTCCACCTATGGCGTCAAATCTTTAGAAAAAAAAACTTTAATATTGAAAACAAATCTATATATAATGAAATCATAAACTCATAACTCTACACAGTCGCTCTTCACTTGCTCACTCTCTCTCTCACACCAGTATTCTGCGTCACGGTCGCCCGCAAAGGTGTATGACACAAGACCCAGTTTGTGTTCACCGCAGTAGATCGGTTCTTCACCGTTTCTCAGTTGAAAACCAGAATGTGTCTGCGTAATTACGTATGGTTGTCTCTCTCTCTCGACGTGAAGTTCTTTGACCTTTTTTACTGCCTCACCGAAAGTTTTGAATATTCTAAGGTTCTTGTTGAATTGTTTGACAAGTCCCTTGTAGTAGTAACCTTGTTCTTCAGACCAGTTCTGGTCGTTGACAACTCGGTAGGTAAACTTTGTGCCGTGCTCGATGTAAGACATGATTGTTTTGTGGATTGTTTTGTGGATTGTTTTGTGGATTGTTGCTGTTGTTCTATGTGAATGCTCTCTCTTCTTAAGACCAGAAAAAATCAATTTTTATTTATGGGTAGAATGTGGGCAGAAATGTGGACAGAAATGTAGAAATGTGGATTTTGTAGAAAAAAAAATAAAAAAAGTTTTTATTCAGAAAATGTCAAAAGTTAAAAGTGAGCAGTAAGTCCGTAATCTAAGGCAGCAGTAATAGGATCAAGTCCGAATGAATGAGGGTTCAGATACACAATTGACTTACAGACTAAGACAATATCTTCTCTTACACCGAGTTCTTTCGGAAACATTTTGCCTTCTTCTGTTTCAAAAGGCAGTATGGTTGAAATCAGAATGTCCTTATCCCAGTCATACTCTGAAGGTGACCCCATACTCATATGTTTATCAATAAACAGTCTGATCCATTCAGTAACGCCAGCATTTATGTAGTTTTCTCTTTCTTCATAGGCGCATATATGTTTAGGTTTTTCTACAAGACAATCCATTTGCTGTTGCTTCGGTGTTTCTACTGCGAGAGCATAATTCTTTTTGTTTGTGTTCACATTATAGAGAATTTGAAGCACAAGTGTCTTGTATTCTTCAGACAAGTCCGTTGCGTTGTTGAGGTTGATTGTAGAC